GATGTCCTCAACAAGATGGGCATCATGCGTGGATTCATGGTGACAGACGAAAAACGATTTAAGGCTTGGTTGAATGACCCTGACAACCGAGTCTGGAGGACTTACCCAGGAAGCGTGTAAGGAGGAGCATGAAGGTTGCAATCTGTGTCCCATGTCGGGACGAGGTGATGAGCGGATTCTGTTTTGACCTAGCAAGACTGGTCGGATACGAGGCAAAACGTGGTCAGAACGAAATACAACTGTTGCAGATGCCAGGAACGCTGATCTTCACTCAGCGGGAGAAACTGGCGCAGGAAGCTCTGGAATGGGGTGCAGACCAAGTTCTGTGGATTGACTCTGATCAGCGATTCCCTGCTGACACGCTGGAGATCCTCCAGGCGAGGCAAGTACCGATCTGCGGCGTTAACGCTACAACGCGCAGAGAGCCGATTCTGCCGACTGCGTTGAACCTTAAGATTGAGCGGGAGATGCTCAACGGCAAGCCAGGAGAGCCGAAACAGGTCTGGCACAAGGTTGAAAGCAGGGGTAAGAAGGGTGTTGAACAGGTGACCGCAGTGGGTTTTGCGGTTACACTTGTCAACAGGGAAGTGTTTGAGAAGATCCCTAGACCGTGGTTTGATGTCATCTGGACTGATCACGGCAATGTCATCGGTGAGGATGTTACATTCTGCGTCCGGTGCATGGAGAATGACATTCCGGTGTTTGTTGATCATGAACTGTCAATGCACATCGGACATATTGGCGTCAAGACCTTTGGATGGGATGACGTAAAACATGGCCCTAGCAACCTACAGCGACCTGCAAACAGCAGTCGCAAACTATCTCGCAAGAAGCGATCTCACTAACCAGATCCCTGACTTTATTCGGCTGGCTGAGATCCGTCTGCGGAGGCAGCTTCGTATCCGAGAGATGCTGAAGCTGTCTAGCACGACGATGACTGGTGGTGACAGCACTGTCGGTCTGCCAAGCGACTTCCTCCAGATGCGTAACCTGTATCTGGATGGCAATCCAGAGATCCCCATCGGATACCTGTCTCCTGCTTCGTTCACCAGGAATGCGCGGGTGACTGAGAGTGGTAAGCCTGTTGCCTACACCATCCTGTCAGAGGAGATGCAGTTTGCTCCTGTTGCGGATAGCAATTACACGCTTTGGATGTTGTATTACGCTGCGCCGACGTTTTTGAGTGATAGCACAAGCACGAACACATTTACGAGTGTTTGTCCCGATCTTCTGCTTTATGGTGCGCTGACAGAAGCAGAGCCATATCTGATGAATGATGCTCGATTGCAGACCTGGGCGGCAATGTTCCAACGGTCGATGCAGGATCTTACTGTGTCGGATGAGCAAGCAGAGTACAGCGGCAATCCGATGGTGATGACGGTTCAGAAGAGGTAAACATGGCTATTACGCAAGCACTTTGCACCAGTTTTAAGGGTGAGATCCTTGGTGGTACGCACGATCTCGACACTGATACGATCAAGATCGCGCTGTACACCTCTTCAGCGTCTCTGGATGCCGCTACAACGGTTTATAGCTCCACAAATGAGGTTGCCAATGGTAATGGGTACACCACTGGCGGGAACACGCTCACAGGTGCTGTAATCAGCACTAGCGGGACGACAGCAATCGTTGATTTTGCTGACAGCACTTGGTCTACTGCATCGTTCACTGCTAGAGGTGCGTTGATTTACAACAGCAGCAAGAGCAATCGAGCGATTGCGGTGTTGGACTTTGGTTCCGACAAGACCAGCACGAATGGCAACTTTGTTGTGCAGTTCCCGGTTGCTGATGCGTCTAATGCAATCATCAGGATTGCTTGAGGGTAAGTTATGCCGCTTGTCCTCAAAGATCGTGTAAAAGAAACCACGACCACCACCAGCACTGGTACTTACACGCTGGCAGGTGCTGTTACTGGCTATCAATCGTTTTCCGTTGTTGGTGATGGCAACACGACCTATTACACGGTCACTAATGGAACTGACTGGGAAGTTGGTATCGGGACATACACAGCGTCTGGCACGACTCTTAGCCGAGATACGATCCTTGAGTCCAGCAACGCTGGATCTGCTGTCAATTGGGGATCGGGTAGCAAAGATGTTTTTGTCACCTATCCGGCAGAGCGATCTGTTTATGTAGATGGGTCTAGTGTTGTGCCAGCAACATCTGCAACGCTTGCGATTTCAAACGGAGGCACAGGACAGTCTACTGCTAACGCTGCCATCAATGCACTACTACCAAACCAGACTAGCAACAGCGGGAAATTTCTAACTACCGATGGGACGAATACCTCATGGGCTACCGGTGGCTCCAGTGCAAACATTCAAGACTTCACTAGCGTTGGCACATCAAACTGGACTAAGCCAGCCGGGGCCAAAATGGTCTATGTGGTTGTGTTTGGTGGTGGTGGTGGTGGTGGTTCTGGTAGGAGGCGAGGCACTGCGAACGTAGCTACTACTGGTTGCGGTAGTGGTAGCGGTGGAGGTCCGGGTGGCCGAACTGATCTGTTCATTGCTGCATCACTGCTCGGAGCAACCGAGACTGTGACAGTCGGCGGCGGCGGGACAGGCGGCGCAGCCAGAACCACTGACGACACAAGTGGTCAATCAGGAAATCCTGGGAATAACTCAAGTTTTGGTAGTTGGGTTGTAGCCAGAAGTGGTGATGGTGGTACTGGCGGCGGAACATCGACAAGTAGTGGTGGCGCTGGTGGCGGCAACTTGAATGTGTATGCAACGGGAAGCACTTCTTACGGGAATTCTGGTGGTAATGGAAACGCGACAAATGGAGTTGCTGGCAGCAGAGCCGCATACGGAGCAGGTGGTGGTGGAGGAGGGGGTGGAAACGGAGCTGGGAACACCGGGCAAAATAGTGGCAGCGCCGGTGGGTTAGGTGGTTCAATCAATGCCAGTTCAACAGCGACGACTGGTGGTGGCGGGACTGCCGGATCTGCTGGTGGTGCTGGTGGTGCTGGTGGCGCGACAACGACATATTTTTTTGGTGGTTCCGGTGGTGGTGGAGGATCATCGAATTCTGCCGGTGCTGCTGGTGCTGGTGGTGCTGGAGGATTCCCAGGTGGCGGTGGCGGCGGCGGCGGTGCTGGTGGTAGTAGCACCAACAGCGGTGCTGGTGGCAATGGCGCAAATGGGTATGTCATCGTTATCACGTTCTTCTAAAAGTTGTCATGCGAAAACAATTCTTGTTAAACCCTGATGGGTCGATCCCGCAAAACGTCAATCTTGCTGCTCTGGAAGAAGCTGGCATTCCGTTGGTGATACCAACAGAGATGCCCAGGTCATCCGGCATGATTGCTGTTGAACAAGATCCGCAGCAGGATGAGCATGGAGTTTGGCGGCAAGTATGGACGCTTGAGCCAGCACCTGAGCCTATTGCGTCTGAGCCTGAAGACCTGCTCGGCAATCTGACAATCGAGCAGAAAGAGGTTTTGATTGCGCTATTAACTAAACCGCAGGGCGTTTAATGTTTGGTTTTTACGCATTATCTGAAGTTCCGTTTTCAGGGATTCTGGATGATGCAACTCGCGTTCAGGTTTCTGGTGTATCAGCAACAGCGTCTACTGGTTCTGTTACTGTTGTTGGTGAAGCAAATGTATTGATTACCGGAGTTTCTTCATCTGGTCAGGTTGGCAATGTTACCGTACCGGTTGATGCGATTGTTGTAATTTCTACTGGTGTTTTTGCTACAGGGCAAACTGGTTTTGTAGTTGTCTCTGGTGATGCTAACGTAAGTCTGACAGGTGTTTTTGCGACAGGTCAAACCGGCACAGTCACTGTCCTTGTTGTTGTTCCTGTTACTGGTGTTCAAGGAACCATTGCTCTTGGTACTGTAACGCTTGAGAGCAACAACTATATTGATGTAACTGGTTTCGGTCTTGTCGGTAGTATTGGTGTGGTGTCTGTGCTTGGTGTTTGGTCGATTGATAGTTCTGAATTTAATGTTTGGACAGATGAAATGCCAAGCGGTAACATTTGGACAAATCAAGTCAATGGCTCAATTGCTTGGACTGACAACGCTTCAAGCGTAAACACATGGACAGAGCAACCATCTGGTTCAAATTTGTGGCAAAATCTCAGTTAGCAATCAAAGTTTGGAGTTAAATCATGGCTGCTCCTTTTTCTACTACACCGGACAGTTGCGCTGTCAACTGCATTGCAATCACTCCTGCTGACTCGGATCTTGTTCAGCCGGTTCGCGCCATCTACGTTGGTGGATCAGGCAATCTGCGGATCAGCGACACGGGTGGTGGGGCAGTGACGTTCAACAATGTCCCTGCTGGTGTCATCCTGCCGGTGATGGCAAAGAGGGTGTGGTCTACCGGAACGACTGCCAGCAACATTGTTGGGCTGATCTAATGCTGCTCGGACTCAATCTCAAGCTGCCTAATCTTAGGTCGATGGGTGGCTATATTCCGGTTCCTGGCGCGCCGTTTGTGGTGAAGGATTCATCCGGGAATAACTATTCAATCGGTCTGCCGGTGAGAGATTCATCCGGTGTTGACTACACGGTTGCATCGTCTGCTAAGACCAGCGATGGAACCGAGTATTACCCAATCTGAGGTAAATCATGGCCGTTTGCTCTGCTCCGGGATGCGCCAAAGATGCAAAGCAAAGAACGCTTTGTTGGACGCACTACACTCGGCAGCGGCGGTACGGCTCTTTTGAGATGCAAAAGAAAGACCTTTTTCAGATGTTTGCTGAGTCTGTCGAGGTAGACGAGCCTGATAAGTGTTGGTTGTGGACTGGGAATGTTTTGAAGACTGGTTTGGGTTACGGTCGGATAAATATCAATCGTAAAAGCTATCTTGCTCATCGATTGTCTTATGAGTATTTGAATGGTGACTTACCAAACGACAAACTGGTTTTGCATCATTGTGACAACGCAAGATGTGTAAATCCTCATCACCTGTATGCTGGTGACTACAAGCAAAACGCAATTGATCGATCCGTAAGAAAGCCTAACAGTTACGCTGTTGGGTCTAAGGCTGCGCAAGCAAAACTGACGGATGATCAAGTTATTTCAATTAGGCAAGATGATCGTTCTTGCTACGCTTTGGCTAAACAATACGGTGTATCGCCATCATTGATCAGCATGGTGAAAAACCGTAAAGTCTGGAAACATTTAGGAGCTTGACCATGCCACCAGCATTTGAGGTTTTGTTACTGAACACAGCCGTTCCGCAGATCCAAGCGGCACAGTCGGGTGACACCTATGTCGTCCCTCGGGACATTGCGTTCTCTGCTGCGCTCACGCTGTCGGCTGGCACTGCTAATGGTGTGCCGTACCTCAACGCCTCCAAAGTCCTGACCACGGGGAGTGCGCTGCAATTCGACGGCGGCAACCTCGGCTTGGGAGTGGCGCCGAGTGCTTGGGGTGCATCGGCACGAGTGCTAGAACTCCCAAACAGTACTTTCTTTTTAAACTACAGCAACAACAGTCAGGCGATTGTTGGAGCAAACGCTTATTACACCGGCAGCAACTGGCTTTACAAAAATACCGCCGCTGCTTCAAATTACGAGCAGTTGTCTGGATCACACGCTTGGTACACCGCCCCCTCTGGCACAGCAGGTAACGCGATCACCTTCACGCAGGCGATGACGCTGGATGCGAGTGGGAATTTGGGTATTGGGACGAGTTCGCCGGACAGCGGCTTCCAGTTGACCGCTTATGCGGATGTCGCGGGGGCAATCCGAGTTCGCGGCGGCGGTACTGGGTCAAACACTGCCCGTACTGCAAGCCTGTCACTTTTGTCAAGCGGTAACGAAGAATGGATTGTGCGAGGTGCTAATGACTCGCTGCGCTTCCTTCAATCGTCCACCGAACGCGCCCGTATCACCAGCGGTGGGTACTTTAAGGCGAGTAATACCGGGGCGTATGTAAGCAGTACGGGCACTTACCATGAGATGCGGAGCAGCACCGCAAATGATGTCACAACATACTTTAGCCACACGGATGCAAGCAATCCATTTGGTATTTATATTGCGTATGCAAACGCAGCGCCAAATGGTACGGGTAACGCTTTTTTAACCTGTCAAGATAGTACTCCTGCGGTTCGAGCGGAAATCCGTTCTAACGGCGGTCTTGCAAATTATTCTGCAAACAACGTAAACCTTGCCTCTGACGAGCGGCTGAAAAAAGACATTTCACCTCTTGGCAGCACTTGGAGCAAAGTAAAAGCGATTGAGGTTGTCAACTTCCGATACAAAGACTGCAACGAAGGCGACCCCGCTCTGTTTGGCGTAATTGCCCAGCAGGTTCAACCAATTGTTCCTGAGTTGGTTGTAGTCACTCAAGAAGCCAAGGAGGCAATAGAAGCCACGGATGCGGTTCTTGATGCAGACGGAAATATTGTAGAGCCTGCTGTTTCGGCCAAAGAGGCGACGCCTGAGTATTACGGTATCCGCGAGCAGCCGATGTACTGGCTTGCCATCAAAGCCCTGCAAGAAGCAATGGCCCGTATTGAAACCCTTGAGGCCGAAGTGGCCGCACTGAAAGGAAACTGACATGACCCCACTCTGGATTATCGAATGGATGAAGACCACCCCCACCACTGCCGATCCCGCAGAGGCAGTGATCACTGTAGGCTGGCGCTGCTCCGGCACGGAAGTGGACGGTGACAAAACCTACTCTGGCACGGTCTACTCGACCGTCAGCCTGCCTGCTGCCGATCCTGCTAACTTCACTCCCTACGCTGATCTGACTCAGGACATCGTGCTGGGCTGGATCTGGGCGAATGGTGTGGACAAAGACGCGACTGAGGCTGCGGTGCAGCAACAGATCGACAACCAAATCAACCCACCTGTGATTCAACCTCCTCTTCCCTGGGCAGCATGATGCAAGAGTTCACCATCACCGTGACGGTTGAAGAAGCCAACATCATTGCAATGGGCCTGGGCAAACTGCCGCTGGAAGTGTCTGTTGCGATCTGGCAAAAACTGCGTGAGCAGATTCAGCAGCAGACGGAACAGAAAGAATGAGGATTGCATTCGGTCAGTGGACACCAGATCGGCCAGGGGTTTCTGGGAACCTGACCGAGGCTAAAAACATCTACCCTACAGCATCCGGGTATGCGTCTCTCAACGGGACTGCAAACCTGTCTGATGCTGCTAGTGAGAATCTGCTGACCGTGTTTCCTGGTCGATGGGCTGGCGCTACCACGCTGTTTGCTGCTGGTGCTACCAAGATTTTTAAGTTCGATCCTGCTGATTCTGATCTGGACGATGTTTCCAGAACTCCGACTGCGTACTCCACAACTGATTTGTGGCAGTTCTGTCAGTTTGGATCGCAGGTAATCGCGTCCAACGGTGTGGACAAACTGCAAGCCTGGAACATGGCATCCAGCACAAGGTTTGCTGACCTTGCTGCTGCTGCTCCCACAGCATCGTTTGTGACCGTTGTGCGGGACTTTGTTGTTGCTGGTAAGACCTCAACGTATCCCAACAGGGTGTTGTGGTCTGATATCAACGATGAGACAGACTGGACTCCTGGTGCTGCCAGCCAATCCGACACGCAGGACATTCCTGACGGTGGTGAGATTCGCGGTATCACCGGAGGTGAGTTTGGTGTCGTGCTGATGGAACGTGGTCTGTATCGCATGACCTACATTGGCGCACCATTGTTCTTCCAGTTCGACAACATTGCGCGAAACGTAGGCTGCTACGAGTCTCGATCTATTGCTCAATATGGCCCGATGACGTTCTTTCTGAGCGATGACGGGTTCTTTATGACCGATGGTCAGCAGGTCAAGCCTATCGGTGCGGAGCGTGTTGATAGGTGGTTCTACGCCAACGCAGATCCGTCTCAGTTCAGCAAGATGTCTGCTGCTGTCGATCCGGTCAATAAACTGGTGCTATGGTGCTTCCGGGATATTTTCAACGTCCAGAAGCTCCTGATCTACAACTGGTCAACAGATCGTTGGTCACACGGTGACTCTGGAGCGGACTACATCTCCAGCATTGCCACTGCATCTACTACTTTGGAGCAGTTGGACAACATCTCAGCTAGTCTGGATGCGCTGCCAGCCTCTCTGGACTCGCGCCTGTGGACTGGTGGCAAACTGATCCTGGGTGGTGTATCCGGGGCCAGGATTGTGACCTTTGCTGGAACTGATCTCACCGGAACGATCA